CTTCCGCGTTTCCAGGAACTGTGCTTCTTCCGGCGGGATGCCGATCTGCTGGTACTTCATGCCTTCTTCCAGCACAGCCACCTTGTGGGCATTTCCCGTTCCCCGGTAGACGGCATTCCAGGAGTCACGGACTTTCGCCGGGTCCTTCAGAACGCCTGGATGTTCCAGTACCCCGCTGGGACTGGCCCCGTTGGCAAAGAAAGAGGCACCGTATTCCTCGCAGGCCATGGTCATGCCCACGGCGTTGCGGGCCATGGCAATAGGCGAATAACCGACCAGGCCGTCAAAGCCAAGGCCGGGGATATGCAGTACTTCTTCCTTCTGCAGTGCCACCTGCCCGTATGGTTTGATGTTCGGATTCTCGTCTCCCGTCTTGGTGTACAGATAAAAAATCTTTCCCCGGTCATCCCGGCAGACGGTCATCTTGTCCGGCCTGAGCGGGTATAGTCCCTGTACCCGCCCTAATCGGTCACGGATAATCTGGGCGTAGGCATTGCCCCAGATGAGCAGGTGGCTCATGAGCGTTTCCCGGAAGATAAACGAGGTCATCTCCGGGTTCGGCTCATCATGGAGCAGATGGTACAGCGGATGGTCATAGACCCGCTCCTTGCCACCGGGCGTGTAGCAGTACAGCTGGAGCGGCAGGGCTGCTAGCGTTTCTGACAGGATGCGGACACAGGCATACACCGCCGTTGTCTGCATGGCCGTAAACTCGTTCACTGACTTACCGCTCGTTGACGGTCCAAAGAGATAGTGGAAGTCCGTGCCGATGTAATGGTTCTGAGGCTTGTCCCTGGTACGGAACAGGCTGGATAAAAATGGGATTTGCATAATATCTCCGTCCTTATATTGTAAAGTAAATTACTTTACATTTTCCTCATTTAGCTTTATAATATCAATAAAAGGAGTTGATTCATATGGCTGATACAAAAACGCTGAATCTTCGTGTCGATGCAGATTTAAAGCATCAGGCAGAAACTATTTTTGCGGATTTGGGTATCCCGACTTCTACAGCAATCAATATGTTCCTGCGCACCGTTGTCCGCTATGGCGGTATCCCGTTCGATTTGCGTATTTCTCCTAATGAGCTAGAGACCTTAAGAGCTGTTGACGATGTAAATCATCATCGCAATCTCAGCAAGACTTATGATTCTGTTGAAGATGTCATGGAGGCCCTGAATGCTTAAGATCCGCTTTCGCAAACAATTCCGCAAGGATTACAAGCGGGTAATCAAGCAGCCTGGGCATACCCCGGAGCTTTTTCAGGAAGTACTTGACTGTCTTGTGATGGAGCAATTACTTCCTGCCAAGTATCGGGATCATGCCCTGTCGGGAGACTACGCTGGTTTCCGTGAATGTCATATTCTGCCGGATTGGTTGCTGATTTACAAAGTCGAGACCGACATTCTAACGTTGACGCTGACCCGTACGGGAAGTCACAGTGATTTATTCTAAAAGGAAATAACGCCCCGTTCATCATAGACACTGCCGCTGCCTGTCCTGTTGCGGATACAGCGGTCTAGTGCCATGATGGATGCCACGATTCCGTCGATTTTTTCGACGGATTTTTCTTTGTCCGGCTTGATGTTCCCCGCCGGATCCTGGCGCATGACCACGTTGCCGGCCATCCATTTGAGAACGGGATTGCCGCCATGGATAATGTTCCCTTCCATCAGGAGCTTGAACAGCTCCTTCGACGGCGGCGACATATCCTTGAACCCCTGGCCGAAAGGCACCATAGTGAAGCCCATGTCTTCCAGGTTCTGCACCATCTGGGTGGCGTTCCACCTGTCGTAGGCGATTTCCCGTATGTGGTACGTTTCCCCCAGGCGTTCGATGAACTTCTCGATAAAGCCGTAATGGATGACATTCCCTTCCGTCGTCTGGATGAAGCCTTGCTTCTGCCAGACGTCGTAAAGCACATGGTCCCGGCGGCACCGCAGTTCCAGCGTGTCTTCCGGCAGCCAGAAGAATGGCAACAGGATGTATTTCTCGTCATCGCTCCGTGGCGGGAAAGCCAGAACCAGGGCCGTGATATCCGACGTACTGGACAAGTCCAGCCCGCCGTAGCACATCCGTCCCCGCAGGAAGTCCCAGTCAATGGGAAGATTCCCCTTGTCGTAGACCTGTTCCGGTATCCAGCGGATGCTGGCCGAAGTCCAGATATTGAGCCGGAGCTGCTTGAACACGTTCTCTTCCGCCGGATTTTCGACGGCATTCCGATAGGCTTCCCGGACGCGGTCAATCTGTATGGTATGACCCAGAGACGGGTTCGCCTTGTACCAGTTCGCTTCATCCGTCCAGTCCGCTTCCCCTTCCAGGCCATAGACAACGGGGTAAAAGGTGTAGTCTTTCTTTCGGCCCGCCATCAAGTCCAGGGCCTTTGTGTGCAGTTCATAGCAGATGCTGTTCTTGTCGTTGCCTGCTGTGGTGATGATGAAAAAGAGCGGCTGTTCCCGGGCATCGCCGGAACCTTTGGTCAGCACATCGTAGAGCTTCCGATTCGGCTGGGCGTGGATTTCGTCAAATACAAGACCCGAAACATTCAGCCCATGCTTGGTTCCTGTTTCAGCAGAAAGCACCTGGTAGAACCCGGCGTTGCGGTAGTTGATGATCCGCTTCCCTGCCGACCGTATCTTGGAACGGCGCAGGAGCGCGGGACTCATTTCCACCATCTGCCTGGCGACATCAAAGACGATGGAAGCCTGGTTGCGGTCACAGGCTGCGCCATAGACTTCCGCGCTCGGTTCATTGTCGGCGTAGAGAAGGTACAGGGCAATAGCCGCTGCCAGTTCACTGTTGTGCGTTTTGACCATATTCCGCCCGGCCAGGTAGCAATGGGACGGGCTATCCACCTGGATGCACTGCATTTTGACTTTATAGTCAAGCATCCGGATTTCTTTCAAATAATGAAAACAGGAACGTGTCTGTTTCACACGCTCCTGTCTGCGGATGCTTTTTCGATGAAGTTTGCTGACCGGCTGGTCAGTAAAGGCTGTGAACCGGATCTGATATAGTATTTCCCCGGTCGGCTCCCCGTAACGGGTAGACGGACAGGTAGTCAGAGAATTCTTGATTCCCAGCGTCCACAAGAGTTCCTGTACAGATTCCGCCAGCTGCCGGATGGTACTGACGTAGATACTCTGGCCTTTGACATCACTTACACAGCCATCAGAATCCATGAGTCCCTGAAGCAGTTCCCATCGTTGATGTTCCGATGACCGCAGGTATTCCGGCCAGATAACTTTTTCTCTGAAGTGCGGCACCAGAATGTTCTTCAGTTCTTTATAGACCAGGATTTCGCTGCCGCCGCAGGTCTGTGGATACCGATTATGCAGAGGGTAAGGGATGAATGAAATAAGGTCATCCACATCGCAATCCCGGACAGTGATTTCCGGCTTCGTTGCGCAGCCATTCCCCAGCCAGTAGCCATACAGATACGGGTCTACAGGAAGGTTTGCCTCTGGAAGATGTAAAGGTTCATTTACGGGAATCCGTATGATGGAACGGTTGTCGCTGAACGTTTCACGATACTGCCGGGTACGGCGGTAAATCTCGCCCGTTGTCCAGCGTTTCGCCCTTGTCTTTCCATGGATGTACTCCACATCCCACAAATGCCGTTCCCCGGCCACAATCCGGCCGCCATCACGGAAAACCAGCTCATAGGCCTGTTCCGTGTCATCTACCAGACTTTTAGCCACGACATAGCATGGCTTTCCCCTTTCGTCGAAGACGCAATCCCCAACGGCAAGAGTTCCCATGGTTTTCCATCCGTCCGGAGTCGGAATCGGCGTGTCCAACGCGAGCTGTTTCCCGTTCTTCTTTGGTATCTCTATATAGGCCGTCAGGAACTGCCGTTTCCCGTCTTCCTTCACGATACCGAATAAATCACGCACAATCTGCTCCTGCCAGGGCAGGAGCAGGAAAGGTTTTCCGGCCCATTTTCCTTTGGTATGACAGAGATTCTCGATGAAAGCGACGGCCCGGTCGGCCTTTTCTTTATCGTAATGGGAATCCGGCAGCATAAACACTGACGGCTTATACACAAATGCCAAACTCATCACCCCCTTAACAGCAATTCCATTTCATCTGTTTCTTTTTCGACCCCGTTTTCTTCCCCGACCATACGGCTCCGGGCAGACGGTGTCAGGCCGAACTGCTCACAGAATTTCAGCATGATTTTGAGGTTAGTCTGGGCGATAGATACCTGCGGCACCTGCTGCAGGTACCCATTCGGTGTCCGAACCATATCCCCATGCTGGGTAATGAATTCTTCCGCCCCTTTCCAACGGGCGTATGCCTGGCAGTAGCCGGCAAAGGCCATCATATCCAGATTGGTCAGCATACCCATCTCCGCAAGGACTTTACCCAGCCGTTTCCATTCCTTCTTGGCATCGTCTTCCAGCCAGTCTGGACAGCGGGGCAGCCGGCCCTTAGGCAGCGGTTCGTTTTTGTTGAGCGGCCGATGGCCGGGATTTCCCTCCAGCACTTTAAGTGCCGTCGGTTTCGGTTTCCTTCCTCGTACAGCCAATGGCGCTCACCTCCCAATAAAAAAAGCCCTTGCGGGCTGTACGACGGAGAAGGCCGCGTCTGCGGTCTCCTCATATTTTTTTGATGCTCCATGTCTCTGATTCACTAAAGGGTGAAAATGAATGCGGGTACCGTTTCGTATTCGCTGGTCATGAAGTCCTGGCTGGAACCGTGAATCTCAGTCATGCCTTTCAGGCTGCATCCGAGTTTCGTGAAAGCCCAAGCCGTTTCCGTAGCGCCTGACCAAGTGGATGAAAAGGTGAATTCCGTTACTCCGAAATCCCGGAAAGCGGCAATCAATTTTTCTGGTTCCCGGTAAACATCGTTCAGGTCAATCCGGCAATTGCCGCGCTTTTTCATGTCGCTATAAAGTTTCATCACGTGTGCGAAGTCGGCTCCTTTGATTCGAATTTCCTTCAAAAGTTCCTGGTACGCTTGCCGGCAGGCGTCCATGCTTTTTTCGTCCTGCGCCTTTTCGGCTTCTTCATATCTTTCGTGCAGTTCTTCGTCCCGTCCGTAGAATTTTTCAATCATTTCCATCTTTGTCATGTTCATGTGCCTCCTTGTTATCTGTGTGCCATTTCCTTCTGGCATGTATATATATCACTCTAAACGCACATAATAGCAAGTCTTTTTTCGGTTATTTATGCGTTTTATTCTACAATTTCCCATTCATCGGCACCGGGTACCAGCCCGAGGCTGCCGCCCGTATCCCAATGCACATGGACAGTTCCGGCATCATCGACATACTGGACTGTTCCTTCAGTACCTGCAGGTGGTGCCTGCACATCGTTCATAGAAATCAGCCGCACCCGTGTGCCTTTCGTCCTTACCCGGCTGTTCCGCAACCCCAGCCGCAGGACGGACAGGTCGAATCCGAATTTCAGATAATCCCTTTCCATGTTCTGGTAATACCAATCGCCCGGCACCCCGAATCTCCGCTCCTCATGCATGATGTACACCAGACCTCGGATTGTGCTGCCATCCGTTTCAACAGGGACGGATTGCTTGTAGTAGAACCGCGGGAATCCTTCGTATACATCGAGCCGCCGTTCGTCCGCCGCAGAAATGCGCCAGAGGACGACCGGCACGAAGGCATCTTCTTTCTTTTCAATGGTAGCGTAGCACCCGGTCATGGAACCCTTAAAAAGCAGCTCGTACCCATATATTTTCCCTGTCCCTGCAAAGGTGGCATCGGGGCACCGCTGTGCCATTTGCACTTCGCTCATGTTGCTTCCGTAGGCAATGTAGATTTTTTTGTTCATCGCTCTCATCCTTTCTGAAGGGAATGCCCTTCTACCACCCCGAGGGCAGCCGAAGCTGCCCGTGAGGCTATCCCCTTCAAGCGGCGGCGTTGCGCCATGCGGAGTTGCCCGTGAGGTGCTTGAGGAAGTGGAGCCGGCAGGTCTTGAATTCGTCGCCGATGAGTCCCAGCCGGAGCATCCAGCACCGGAAGGCGTATTTTTCATTGTCCGTTTCAGTTTTCCGTGCCGAGGCCTTTTTCTGTGTGAGGGCCTGATGGACAACCGCCAGGCAGAACTGGATGTAAGCCTTGATTTCGCCGGCGTGTAAGGTGCCGTTGAAAAGGCGGAACTCGACGGTTCCTTTGGTGAAGGTGGCATGCAGGTTCAGCCCGTGATAGCGGGTGCTGTTGTAATGATGGTCCCGTCCGTAAGGCGCTTCCTGATACCAGAGATCGGCGATGCCGTCCAGTGTGTCCGGCTTTTTCCGGTTGAGATCCTTCAGGAACGTGGTATTCGTCTTCCGGCAGTACCGCCTTTCCCGCGAGGGGTTGATCTGGAGAGCGCGGTAAATCATGTCTTCCTTGCTCGCCATGATGTTCACCAGATTCCGCAGGGTCTTTGCCGTGAACCGTTCGGCTCCGACGTGGATGTGGATGCCGCAGGACTTGTTGGCGAAGGCTCCGGCCTTGCGGAGCGTCCGCACCAGTTCCTGCAGCTTCGGAATATCTTCGTAGGAAAGGATAGGGCTGACCACTTCCGTGCGGTAGCTGGAGGAAGCGTCCATGATTTCGCCGTTCACCTTTTTTTGCGAGATCAGGCTGGAGTCGTTCATGGCTTTCCATTTCCGTCCCCTGTCATCCTTTGCGGTGTAGGTATCGTAGGCTCCGCCTTCATGCCTGCTTTCTGTTCCGAAGAAGCGGGCCATGAGGCTGGCCGCCCGGTTTCTTGTAATCCCTGTCATTTCCATTTCGATTCCAAAGTGCAGTGTTTTCATAATTACCTCTGTCCTTTCTATGTGTGCGTGTGTTCTTTCGGTACACTATATATCACTCTAAAGGCACATAATAGCAAGTCATTTTGAGAATAATCATGAATTAAATTGAGAATTTATGTGTCCTGATTCCGGCGTTCCTTCTGCCGTTCGGCATGGGCGTGAGCTTCCGCTTCTGTGCGGAAAGCGCTCCATCCATTCAGCCCTTTCAGCAGGGCCATGCGTGATTCGTGGCTGGCTTTGGTTCCCATGCCGATGCGCAGGAGCCACATCCGCAGATAATACTTCTCGTTTTCTGGTCGCCAGGTTGAAGGATTGATCCGTTTCGCCTTTTTCGCCGCGCTGACCATGAAGGCCGCCAGTTCTATCAGGGCGCGGTTCTTCACGGCGTTGTCTGTTGTGGCAAAAAAGAATGTCACCGTGTCTGCGGTAATCAGGAATCCCCGACCTTCCTTGCTGTAGTTCTGGTAGACCGCAAAGAAGGAAGTCCTGTCTGTCACAGGCTCATCTTTCAGGTCTTCAATCAGCCTGTCCGGCACATGGATGTTTTCATTTTCTGCGGCGCGGTTCAGCAGGTACTGCTGGGCATGGAGCATGAAGACCAGGTTGCGCATCTGCACCCCGTCCATACCATCAGCCGGAATCCTGATTTCCATCATGCCCGATGCCGTTCCCTGTCCGGGTCCTTCGTCAGGCTGAGATTGTGGTTCCTGCACCGCTTCTGACTGCGGAAGGATACCTTCCCGCTGAAGGAAATCCCTCATGGCGGCTTCTGTTTTTTCATCTTCACATTCAATATCACCGTTACGAAGGATGCGGAAGCCATGCCCTTCAAAAGCGAATGTCGGCGTTCCGGCATAATGAAGTTTTTCATTATGGTTGAAAGGAATCAGCATTCTGGCCAGTTCCTTGCGGTCGTTCATAGTTGTCTGGATTGTCATGGTCTATGTACCTCCTTGTTTTGCTAGTACATATATCACTCTGAACGCCGATAATAGCAAGTCATTTCTGCGTCTTCCTGAAAAAATAAACGATTCCCGCCAGTACAAAATATACACAGGGAAGAGCGACGCCGTTGCCCCACATCTTGTACTCCGAGGAATCCCGGTATGGTTCCTTCAGCCATTTGATGATCTGGTTCCGTGTCTTTGGCTTCGTCGTTTTTCCCAGGGCTTTCCGGTGTGTTTCAAAGACTCCGCTCCAGAAACGGATATCTTCTTCAGACGGGTTTCCCGTTTCCAGGTGGCTGCACCACCAGTCCGGGAATCCCTGCAGTCTGGCACATTCCGCCGGCATCAGGCGACGGACACGGGCCTTGCTGTTGATGAGCGGCGGATCCTTATAATCTGTGGCGACGAGCGACCCCGCCACTTCTTTGTCAGCCCGGGTGAAATGAGAATTCTTGCTGGCACTGTAGGTCAGTTCCACCACAGCAATGCCCCCCTGGTTGCTCCCCGGCACATTACCGGAGCGGTCCACGCATCGGCAGGTGTCGCTTTCATAGGCATAGTTCCGCATGTTGCGGGTGCCATCCGAAGTCTGGCGCACATCATAGGTTTTCCGGCTCCCCTCATCACTCCCCTGGAGCACCAGCGGCTGATTATTGCCGCCTGTGCCGTACCGGGCTGTCAGCGAAGGGGTCACGGAAAGAGGCCCCTTGTACCGGGCATCGGCTCCGTGGTTCTCGAAGACACTCCCTGGCAGCGTGATAATGATTGGAGGGTGATGGGCTTCTGCCCGCAGGGTGTTCGTCCGTTCTTCCGTCACATCCATGCGGATGCCGCCCTGGTCATTCAGGCAGACTGTGCCTGCCGTTCCAGGGCCAGGCGCAAGACGTCCGGCAGCACTCTGCCATGTTCGGAAGCCCTCCGCAGAATACCCTGACAGGCCCTCGGACTCAAATAGAATCGTTCCGGCACTCTGTCCATCAAAATCTGCGACAAGGTAGATGCGCTTTCTTCGCTGGGGGACGCCCCAATACTGGGCATCGAGGACGCGCCAGGCCACAGAGTACCCGTCACCCATGATACATCCGGCAGGCTGCCACTTCGCAGATCCAGCCACTGAAACCGCAGTGTCCCTGATCCGGCAGATTTCTTCAAGTACGGTACGGAAGTCTTCGCCTTTGTTGCTGGAGAAGGCGCCAGGCACGTTCTCCCAGACAATATATCTCGGATATTTTCCATTCGTATCTTCCCTCATTTCCTTTACGATTCGGATGGCCTGGTGGAACAGTACGGACTGCTTCCCCTCAAGTCCTTCCCTTTTACCGGCAATCGACATGTCGGTACAGGGCGAGCCGAAAGTGATGATGTCCACCAGTTCCAGCTCATGGCCGTCCAGCGTAGTGATATCACCATAATGTTTCACAGATGGAAGACGTTTCGTCGTCACCCGTATAGGGAACGGCTCGATTTCCGAGTTCCATACAGGACGGATGCCCGCCAGGATGGCGCCCAGTTCAAAGCCACCGCTCCCGGAGAACAGGCTGCCCAGCTTAATCTGTTCCATCATCTGCCACCTCCGCATACGGGATTTTCTCATCCCCGCGCAGGATAAACACACCCGCGTCCCCATATTCACTGATGTAGCGCCTGACGATGACGTCGACGAACTTCTCGTCCAGCTCGATGCCGTAACAAATGCGGTCCGTCTGCTGACAGGCCATGAGCGTGGAACCGGATCCGAGGAACGGGTCCAGGACGATGCAGTGGCTCATGGACGAATTCTCTATGGGGTAGGCCATAAGAACCACAGGCTTCATGGTCGGATGTTCCTTGCTGGCTTTCGGACGGTCATATTCCCAGATGGTCGTCTGCTTGCGGTCGGAATACCACTGGTGCTTCCCGTTCAGCTTCCAGCCGAACAGGCACGGCTCGTGCTGCCACTGGTACGGGCTGCGGCCCAGGACCAGGGCGTTCTTCTTCCAGATGCAGCAGCCGGACAGGTAGAAGCCTGCGTCCTTGAAGGCCTTGCGGAAGTTCAGCCCCTGCGTATCGGCGTGGAACACATAGATGGATGCATCCCGTTCCATGTTCTGCTCCATGTTGACGAAGGCGCTGAACAGGAACTGGTAGAATTTATCGTCCGGCATATTATCGTTCTTGATTTTCCCCGCCGTTTCTTCCACATCCACATTGTACGGAGGATCCGTCAGCACCAGATTAGCTTTCTTGCCGTCCATCAGCCGTGTGTAGGTTTCCGGCAGCGTGGCATCGCCGCAGATGACGCGGTGTTCCCCCAGAAGCCAGATATCCCCTGCCTTGGCCATAGCCGGCTGTTCCAGTTCTCCGTCCACATCGAAGTCATCTTCTTTTACCTTCTTGTTGTGGACTTTGGAAAAGAGCTGCTCCACTTCCGGGGCTTCAAAGCCCGTCAGGTCTACATTGAAATCGACGCTCTGCAAATCCACGATGAGATCAGCCAGGAGCTGTTCGTTCCAGGCGCCAGTGATTTTATTGAGTGCGATATTGAGGGCCTTGACCTTGTGTTCATCCTCGAGATGGACAACCACGCACTGGACTTCTTCATAGCCCAATTCTTTCAGCACAGTCAGGCGCTGATGCCCGCCGATGACGGTCATGTCATAGTTGACGATGATGGGTTCTACATAACCGAACTCCTGGATGGAGTGCTTGATTTTTTCATATTCCTTGTCGCCGGGCTTCAGCTGCTTCCTGGGGTTATATGCCGCAGGCTTCAGCTGGCCGATAGGCAGGACTTTCCATTCCATATCCGATGTCTTCATACACTGTTTCCTTTCTGGATGCCGCGGCAATGGCGGCTCCGTATCCGTTCAGATGATGCCAGCGGCAATAATTCCGCACGCTGTCCCGTGACAGCTTCGTTTCCCGGGCGATAGCCTTGTACCCCATCCCCTGTCTCCGCATGGTTTCAATCTGCCTGCGCTGGCAGTCGTTCATGACAGGCTCCTTTCACACAACAAAAAAGCCCCGGGCCAGCCGGCCTGGAGCAGATGATTCGATTTTAGATGCCGGGTATCCCCCCTTACGAATTTCGCATTTTTTCACGTTTGAGGGGGCGGCGGTCATGGACGGAAGGGCTGCAGAGATTTGCATCCCCCCGCCCTACGGACGGATTCAGTACTTGTACTCGATCTTCCGGTCTTCGGTCATCGTCTTATGGTCATGGCAGCTCTTGCAAAGGGGCTGCCAGTTCGTTTCGTCCCAGAACAGTTTCGCATCACCGCGATGCGGTTTGATATGGTCAACGACCGTTGCCGGGACGAGACGGCCTTTTGCTTTGCAGCGGATGCACCAGGGATGACGTTTCAGGAAAAACTTCCTGGCCTTCTGCCACTCCCATCCGTAGCCACGTGTTTCTGCATCAGCCCGGTCGCCTTGGCACTGCCGTTCATGTTCCTCACAATATTTTCTTCCATACGGCACCAGCCTGGGGCAGCCCGGATATTTGCAGGGTGTCTTTGGTCTTCTGGGCATTCTTCCTCATCTCCGGCATCAAAAAAGGACCGCTGGCATTTCGCCACGGTCCTTTATCCTTTTCTTGGTAACTATATCATATCACACAGATGGGGCTGTAAACAAGAGAAACCTACTGCAACTTGGTGCAATCCGGCTGATTCATTTCTGTCAGGTCAAGGTGTGCCAAAGCATCCCGGTGGATCTGGTACACACGGCGGGGCTGCAGCTTCATTTTCTCTGCAATCTCCGGCCAGTCTTTAAAGGCCAGGTATCTCAGTTCCAATACGATTCTTTCTTTGGGGTCGTCCAGTTTGCGGATTGCTTTCATGATGCTGCCTTTGATGTCCACCAAGTGGTCTATGGTTTCATCCACCTCTTTTTCCAGATCCACAAACCGGATAATCACGTTTTCCATCCGCTTGGGGTCCGGCGTACCGCTGGGCGGTGTTTCACTAAAGGTATTATTCACTTTGCAGGCCAGATGCCGCAGTGCCGTCACATGCTCCAGTTTACTATCGATTTCCATATTGATGTAACGCGCCCGTTCTAAAAATTCTCTTACTTCCATCTGTTTATTTGCTCCTTCTGTTTTCTGTTTCATAGTATACCCCCATTTTCTGTTTCCGTCATGCCCAGGTCAGCCTTTACGGCTTCAATCAGTGCGGCCTGGGTTCCGTTTTTGTGTTTCAAGACGTTCAGGATGCGTTCATCAATCGTGTCCTTGGCTACGATGTGCTGTATGATGACCGTCTTGTCCGCCTGCCCCTGCCGCCAGAGCCGGGCGTTGGTCTGCTGGTACAGCTCCAGGCTCCAGGTCAGGCCGAACCAGATTAGGATGGAACCGCCCTGCTGCAGGTTCAGCCCGTGTCCGGCAGAGGCCGGATGGATGAGGGCCACAGGTATCTTTCCTGCGTTCCAGTCGGTGAAATCCTGCGGCGCCTTCAGTTCCCTGGCTTCCATCCGCTTCCGGATGCGGTCCTTATCGTGCTTGAACCAGTACGCCACCAGGACTGGCTTGCCGTTGGCACTTTCCACCAGGTCTTCTAAGGCATCCAGTTTCCGGACATGGATGTCCACCACATCCTTGTCGTCTGTATAAATGGCGCCGTTCGCCATCTGCGAAAGCTTCAGGGTAAGCGATGCGGCATTGGCAGCTGTGATCTCGCCACCTGGAATCTCCAGCACCAGGGACTTCTTCAGTTCATCATACCGTTCCTTTTCTTTCTCGCTCAAGCTGACTTCCTTCGCTACGCTCACCAGTTCTGGCATTTTCAAGTAATCGGCCGCCTTCATGGACACGGTGATGTCGGCAATCTGGTAATAGATGGTTTCTTCCGCTCCCGGCAAGGGTTTGTAGGAATACACCACCATGCCGTTGCGCTTATCTGGCGTAAAGTACAGGTTCCGGTACTGGCTGATATATCTCCCCAGCCGCTCTCCCATATCCAGGATGCGGAACTCGGCCCAGAGGTCCATCAGACCATTGCCGCTGGGCGTTCCCGTAAGGCCGACGATGCGTTTCACCCTGGGACGCAGAGCTTTCATGGCCCGGAACCGCTTCGACTGGTGGTTCTTGAAACTCGACAGCTCGTCCAGAACGACCATATCGAAATCCAGGCGGCTGTTCTCATAGAGCCAGGCCAGGTTCTCGCGGTTCACGATATAGATATCCGCATCCTGCTGCAAAGCCCGCCGCCGTTCTGCCACGGTTCCCACGACCACACTGCAGGTCAGCTCTTTCAGGTGATCCCACTTCCTGAGTTCATCCGGCCAGGTGTCTCTCGCCACCCGCAGCGGAGCTACCACCAGCACCCGCTTAACTTCAAAGGCATCATACATGAGGTCACGGATGGCCGTCAGCGTTGTCACCGTCTTGCCAAGGCCCATGTCTAGGAACAGGGCTGTAATGGGATGGGACTTGATGTATTCGATGGCGTATTTCTGATAATCATGCGGCATGAACTTCATGCACCTCCGCCCCCTTTCCCATCAGGCATGTGGGCGATAGCCTTCAGGACTGCGGGAATATCCTCCATGGCATCCAGGACGAATACCTGGTAGCCCAGCCGTCGCAACATGGCATGGCGCTTCAGCTGCAGCGGCCTTGGCTTCTGCCCCGGCGCCTTTACTTCCACAAAGCCCATCTTCCCATCAGCCAATAGAATCAAGCGGTCCGGCATACCTGCAAATGATGGCGAAACAAGCTTCACTGCCTTACCGCCAGCCTTCTCCGTTTCCATCACCAGGTGGTGTTCGATTACTTTTTCTCGCATATTACTCACCTCTTTTTTATAGGGGTGCAGGTCGGTGAAGGTCGTTTCATAAACTTCCCTTAAAGACATTTTTTCTATTTTTCAGCCCTAAAGGGGGTTTATATATTGACCTGCACCGACCTGCACCCTTCCCTTTTTCTTACAGGAAATCTGTGACTTTCAGCTTCAGCCCATAAATGAAATACCCGGCTTTCCGCTTACGCCTGTCAAACCCAGTTTTCTCTAATGCTCCGTAAAAATCCGTCGTACTGCGGGTATACTCGTTCATCTGCTGGCAGTACAGCCGATAGGCCGTATAAAGTTCCCCGGACTTCTCGCTGAAAGAGGCATCTTCTTCACAGCAGTCATCCAGGAAATGCCGAAGCCAGTCATTCTGCCCACGGTATTCATTGATGGCAGATGCGACGCAATCAGGCGTATCCAGGTGATAGTTCTTGGCAATGACCCTCTCCGCCCCTTCGATAATCCACTGCAGGATGGCAGGACCGGCTTTCTCCACCAGGTAGTCTGCGTAGTTCTTGATGTCGCTCTTCCCTTCGAACTGGGCCTTGAAGGGCATGACGATAAGACGCCGCCATGTCCCTTCGTCATTGGCTCCCACCCTGGGCAGGTGGTTCGTGTAGAGAACCAGCGTGTGTGTCGGTACGAACTTAAAAGGATCCTTATACTTCTTTTCGCCGCTCACTTCATCCGTTGAGCAGAGCTGTTTCAGGATGGATGTAGAAAGCCGGACGCCTTCTTCCATTTCGGCGGCAATGATCATGCGCTTCCCCTTCAGCTCCGCCATTTCCGGACGGACGTTCCGCTTGCAGCCTGCCGTCAGGGCATCGGCAGAGATGCCGCCGCAGTAGCTGCCAAGGACGCGGGCCAGGGAATTCCAGTAGGTCGACTTGCCGTTGCGGCCGTCGCCGTACGCGATGACCAGGGCTTCCACATAGACTTTGCCGATAGCCATGAGACCGCTGATTTCCTGGGCGTAGTCGATGAGCGCCGTATCGCCGGTAAAGAACTGCCGGACGGCCTGTTCCCAAATAGCTTTCCCTTCGATGCCCGGGTCTACAGAGGTACATTTCGTGATGAAGTCCGTCGCTCGGTGTTCCTGCCGTCCCCGCATCCCTTTCCGCAGATCATATGTATAAGACGGGGTGTTCAGCAGGAATTCATCTGCATCCAGTGCCTGGATAGGCATCTGGACCATGGGTTTCAATGCCTGCAGGGCCGACAGGATATAGCGCATATCGCGGCGTTTCAGGACAAACTTCCGGTACGCTTCTGCGGCAAGGTAGGCGGCGTAGGCTTTGGTCTGCTTTTCCTCGATCATCTTCTCCAGGTTCCGTCCGCCCTTACGGATGATATCTTCCGAAATCCCTGTCCCTGCTAATTCCTTGAGTGCCTGCTCGGACTGTTCATTAGCATCAGCCAGCTGCAAATCCAGGAATTCTTCCGCTGCACCGACCGCTGCCTGCCGCGATTCTTCCCAGCAGATGCCATCGTAGCGGATGAAATCCGTGCTGTCGGTGTAGCGCAGCTCGTTGCCGTATTCTCTGGCGATAACCTTGGCCTGGCCGATATCCGAATAATCCTCCGGCCGCAAGGAGTCCCGGGTGCCGAAATCGTTGTTGTATTCATCCGGGCTGACGTAACCTTCCTGCTTTGCGATGCGCTTGCCGAACCGTACGGCACTGCCCCAGATAGTGTTCAGCTCGGTGTCGGGAAGCGGCGGGTCGCACTTTTCCGCTTCGTCGAGGAAAATCTGGTACGCCTTTTCCGTCGCCCCGTAACGTTTGATGACGCGGCCGGCAAAACGGCTCATGGTGCTGTTCCGGCGTCCGGCCGGGATACTGTGTGACTCGGCTTCCCCAATCTTAAGTACCTGGTCGATTGTCGTTTCCCCATCCTGCCACAATACATTCTCGACGGGACAGCCATAGATGAACCGGGCCGCATCGAGAGCCGCTTCATCAAAGAAGGGATAGGCACGGTGGATTGCCCGTTTCAGTTCTGCATAATGCTGTTCATCCGTGATATCCGGAATCCCGAAATAGGCATGGAAGCGTGGTCTGGCACACTTGCCGTCCTTGGGTTTCATGTGATTCCTTGACGGCACGATGGCCACCGAGACTTTTGGCAGCATGGCCAGGAGCTTTTCCATGGTAATCCAGTCAGCAGGATTCTCTGAGTAGGTATTGTCGCAATCCATGACCAGGACATCGGCAGAGAGGAAGTTCTCCCGCTTCCGATAACAATCTTTGAAGGCCACGCAGACATGATCAAAGGCAGCTGCCGCTTTGAGGTCTTCGGCGCAACTGATTTCCTGCTGTCTTGGATAGCGGCAGTTCGCTTCCACGCCAGCAAAATCAGATATGTAAAGTGTAAAATTCATCTTATTTCACCTCGTTAATATACCGAATTGGTTTTCCTTTTCTTTGGGCGTACTGGATTTCTTTTTCCATTCCCGCCGAAATCACATCGCCAAAGACCCAGAGTTCGACGCAGCGGGACAATAGTGCGATATCCATAAAGAGTGCCAGTTCCCGTTCCGATTCTTCATCGAGGAACTGCGGTAGATACAGATGCGGTGCCAGAGGGATACATCCCTGGTCTACCGTATAGCGGCAGTAGGCACAGGCCTTCCGGATATTTTCTTCCACATCCCCAGCATAGGGCGAACACACGTACACAACAGGCATGAACGGGAACCTTTGGGGTTCCACGTTCCTGATTGCCTGATACGCTGTCGGGTCCGGATAATACTCTGCATTACGTTTCGGATTGTTTTCCATGCAGTTCCATCCACCCCTCCGCACATTCATCGCACAATACTGCCGTTCCCACCAGGTCAGCGTCACTGTCTGACAGGACATCCTTCAGATTGACAGGTACTTCCCTGCCACAGACCGGGCAGCGGCAGAAGACGTTTTCGTCATTGATTTCGACCGTCACATCGACACCATCCTTAAGTGGTTCTTTTACGTAAAACATGCTTCATCCCTCCAGTTCCGTTTTGTAATAGGTCATGAGCATCTGCTTGCGCTGCTGGAAATCCGGGCAGGAATACAGCAGGCCGTAATCCAGGTGCTGCAGCCGATCCAGAGCATGGATCTGCTGTGCAGTCAGATAAGGCCGGATGCTCTGCCCTTTTTCGATGCCGTTGGCCAGCCGGAATTGCTTGGCAGACATCCCCAAGACGATGCGGTTCAGCATGTCACATTCATTGCTGAAGTGGTACGGCTTCGGACTTTCATGCAGGCGACAGATCATGTCCGTCAGCATCGGGAATTCCTGCCGGGCAGACAGGAGCGACCGAATGCACTGCTCCATCTCGTTGAAACGCTGGATATAGAGTTCCTTGAAGTGCATCGCCTTCGAGCCTGTGTAGCCCATGACCAGCATGGTGAACCCATCGCGGGTCAGCAGGTAACGTGGCAGTTTTCTTCCCCTGGCATCACGATATGTATTGCCCTCAAAATTGAGTGCAATGAATTCTGGGCTTAATCCAGAATTGGATGCAGTGATTCGTCCGATATCACGCAGAACGTTATAATGCTGTTTTTCAAAAGTCGCTGCAACAAACAGGCTGTCGACCCTTGGTACACCTCTCTGATCAGCAAACACGCCAAATTCATCTTCTGGAATCAAAAACTTCATAGCGAATCCCGCCTTTCTTAAAATAAATATCCGAGGAAATTCCCTCTGATAGTGAAAGGACAGGAATCACTATGTTAAGTACCGGGAAATCAATCTTTTTTATAAAAATCACATTCGTAGCCATCAGCCCGGAGCAATAGCCCTTCGGCCCAGGGAGGTGTCCGGCCCATCTGCTCACAGATGGCATCGACGCTGGTGTCTTTGGGACACTCGATAATCAGTTCGTCATGGACATGGCCGACGATGGCGCAGCATCGCAGCGTCTGCATGGCATAGCAGAGGAGGTCCCGGCTGATGCCCTGGACGATGTTTTCCACGAACTTCGGGCCGTAGCTTTCCAGCCGTTCCCACTTCTTCGTTGCGCCGATGCCCTCATAGGTGACGGATTCCCCGCCGAAGCGGTTCTCACCCATCCGGGGCTTCACATAGGAAAGCCTCCGTCCGCTGGGAAGCTGGATGAACAGCATGCCGCTCTGGCAGAGGAAGCGGATGCAGCCGGCCCGCATGGGGATCTGTTCCTTGATGGCTGTCTTCACGGTGGCATCCACCTGCCACCAGAAATCGACGATATGCGGATTGGCCGACCGCCAGGACTGCACCAAAGGATACAGCTCGTTTTCCGTAAGTCCCATGTCCAGGGCGCCCATGGCCTTCAGCGCACCTGTAGAGCCGCCATAGCCAAGGGCCAGTTCTGCGATTTTCCCTTTCTGCCGGAGATGTCCATTGACGCCATGTTTTTCCACCGGAACGCCGAACATGGAGCTGGCCGAAGCACAGTAGATATCCCCATTCCTGGCAAAGACATCCAAACGCCATGTTTCTCCTGCCAGCCACGACAGCACCCTGGCTTCAATCGCCGAAAAGTCCGATACGACAAACTTCATCCCTTTCCGTGGCACAAAGGCCGTGCGAATCAGCGGGGAAAGGACATCGGGGATGGAATCATACAGGAGTTCCAGTGCTGCATAATTTCCCTGGCGTACCAGTTCCCGTGCTTCCGCCAAATCCGGCAGATGGTTCTGGGGCAGATTTTGCAGCTGGATGTGCCGGCCGGCAAACCGCCCGGTCCGGTTGGCCCCGTAGAACTGGAACATGCCTCTGGCCCTGCCATCCTCACAAGCCGTCATCTCCATGGCCTGGTATTTTTTGACCGAGGATTTGGCCAGCTTCTGCCGGAGCAGCAGTACGCTGCGAAGCGGTTCTTCTGCCGTCTTCAGCAGCTCCTGTACCTGCTTCTTGCCCAGGGAATCGGTCTTCATCCCATGCCGTTCTAGCCAGCCGATCATCTGAATAACGGAATTCGGATTCTCCAGGCTCGTCTTTTCCTTCAGCACAGCCATCAGGCTGTCCCGGCTGCGGGCATCGATGGCGATGGCATGTTCAGCCAGTGTCTGGTCAATGGCGATACCCCGGTCGTTGATTTCCTGGTCGAGATGGTATTCATCCCATATCGGTTCCGGTACGGGATACTTCTTCAGCCGCTCCTGGATAGCTATTTCCACTTCCACATCCCGTTTGTTGTAGGACTTGAACAACGCCCATTTATCCGGAGCATGCTGAGGAAGGTTCCTCGTCCTGCCGCCGTTCGATTTGGTTTCCTTGCAAGGAACGCAGAAATAGCGGATCAGGTCTTTGCCTTCCTTCATCTTCTGGCTGTCCAGCTTCAGTACGGTCCCTGCGCCTTCCAGGGAAAGAGGCAGACCCATATAGGCCGACCAGATCATGGAACATTTCCATCCCGCCGGATTGAGGAACCTGGTACAATCCCGGGAAAGCGGATGATGGTCATGGAACGGGTCCAGACTCATCCCCAGGTCACGCAGATACCGCGACAGACAGACCCGTTCGAAGCTGGCATTGAAGGCCCACTTGATGACGGATTCATCGGTCAGGGCATCCAGGATAGCGTCCGGGATACATTCTTCCTGCGCCAGGTCAACGACCTGCACCTCGCCGCCGTCCACGGCATAACCAAAGAGAAGGAGTTCAAAGGCTGGCGATTCCGCGTATCGGTACACGCCGCATTTCGCCAGGTTGACATCGCTGAAGGTTTCAATATCAATACTGATGGTTTTCATACTCTTCACCTCGAAAAAACGGCGAGGCACAAGGCCCCGCCGCCACTATTTACCACTACTTATTTACGGAAGGATTCCATCTGCTTGCGATGATATTCTTCTTCCCGTTCTTCCCGGTGCCGGGCCATTTCTTCATCCCGCTGGTCTTTTTTGATATCCGTATAGATCATGGCCATGAAGAACCCGCAAGCACACAGTGCAACCAAACAGTACAGGCCATCCAGAATCAGTTTCATTAACGTTTCCATAATCGCGCCTCCTTATGCCAGGAAATCATCATCGTCAGCTGTAGCAAAATCATCTTCTGCACGGGGTTTGCCACCGAGGGGTTCGCCATCACGGATTTTCTGCAGGTTGTTCAGTCCGCAGGCAATGCCTTTATTGCCGTTGCTGTTAAAGGCATAGAAGTTGATGGACGCACGGCCATAGACGCCGGAGTATACTTCAGAGCGTTCCAGGATATGCTGGCAGTCGGCATCGACGATGCCCGGCTTGGCAGCCGAGTTGGCATTGACGAAAAAGCTGTCCTTATAGGCATCATCGCCCGGGCGTTCCAGGTCGCCGTCACGGAGCGGCGTCTTGATGGCTTCGAGAGCCGGTACGGCACGGCCATTGCCTTTGAGCTTGCTTTCGCCTTCTTCGTAGGCAGCCTTGATGGCGGCGCGGATTTTTTCTACGGTCTTCGTATCCGACTTAGGGATGATCAGGCTGACGCTGTACTTCGGCGTACCGCCATTGATGGACTTCGGCTCCCAGACGTTGGCATAACTCCAACGAGTGTTGACACCCGTAATCACTTTGCACGGATTGACATAATTCTTGGACATAATAGTTTCCTCCTTATTTTTCATCATTGAAATCATCTGCCGCTGAGTGCATGGCCGGCCGCTTATCCGAT